GATTATAGTTTGACGGGGTCCGGCCAATGCGGTCGACTCGTTTGGTGTAGTCGTAAAAGTTTAGCGCCGGAAACGCTTGCGGTATGCCATGGTTTTCGTAATCAATATCGGAAATAGTATTCAACCGGACCCAACCAGTTACATTTTGTTTGGCGCATAGCTTATCAAAGTTTGTAAGCTCGGCCCGCAACTGCGACAAAAAGCCCGGACGGTCAGACAAATAAAAGTCTGTTTTGTTTTGTCGTGCAGTTGCCACGTTTTTAAACGCACCGCGTCCGCTAGACTTTAAACAAGTTTCAAAGCATCCGGCCGCTTTACTGCCCGCACATATTTTGCGGTCGGGCATTAAGGACAGACTAGCGACGCGTATGTTTTCGCCCCGCTTGATTGTCTTGGCTATTTTCGTGTTCGAACCCCCAACGTTTAATAGTTTCATGATGTCACCTTTTCGTGCCAAGCCTTGCAAGCTCTTTGGCTTATATAGTAATAGGCGCTTAGATCGGATAAACGATATTCTTTTAACATAGCTCTGGCGTTTTTATACCCTTCGTAAAATTCGTCAACTGTTTCAAGGTTGCCGTATGAGTCTTTGCGGTTTATATAAATCATGCTGTCACCTCTTTTAGAATGACAACTTTCTTTTGGTTGTAGAATGCAATCCACCCAGAACAATCTGTATCGTTTTCGTTTTCGTATGCCGGTTCGATCGAGACAAGGTGTTTTTTACTCTTGGGCGCTTTGAAATGCTCAACGGCTAGGCACTTCGCCCCATATAAATCGTGTGCTTTCATGCTGTCACCTCACAAGGTGTTGCAAAGTGGTAGCCACCGCCATCTGATGTGTAAAACATATTCGAACTTGGGTATCCGCAATTAATCAAGTATCGCCTATAACCCACAACCATTTTCCGAGTAGTTCGGGCTTGGTAGTCGAGAGAATCCACCCAACAAAGTACCCAAGTGTCAGTTTGCCCTCTGTCTAGCGTTTCGAACCAGTGTTTAATATAATACTTTTTATCTAAATCCATCTTAATTCACTCCGTAGTTGTATAAGATTTATCGCATACTACCGGACAATAAAAAGCCCGTCAACTAAACGGGCTAATCATTTACCTTTTACGCTTGCGGGGTTTCGGCTTCTTTTGTTTTGGTAAAGGTTTCTTATCCATTTCATCAACCGCTTCTGAACCATACAACAAACGAGCTATTAAATTAATCAAAAACATTATTTAACCACCTTTAACTTCGGCTTGGGCTTGGGCTTGGGCTTGGGCTTGGGCTTGGGCTTCGGCTTCGGCTTCGGCTTCGGCTTGGGCTTGGGTGTCGGCTTAGGTGTCGGCTTAGGTGTCGGCTTAGGTGTCGGCGCTACAGCAACCGGCTCCGGGATTACCTCGGGACTAAAAAATAAACTCTTGATCCATTTCCACATTTTCATTACTCCGTAAGTTATTGGATATACGATAGTATGCGATTACCTCGGACTAATCAAGTTAAACACATCGGTCCAGTTAAAGGGCTGACTCTGCACCATTACGGGCTCGGTTTTAATACCGTCTAGTTTAACGTCAATGGCTTGGTCTGCTCGATAAATGTGCAGTTCGGACTTTTCCAAATTGTTCTTTTGTTTCTTAATAAATATCCAACTACTGCTACGGCTATGTTTGGTTAGCCAACTAACTTGGTGCGGCCTAAGACTGACCGCATTACCCGTAATGAACTTTAGTTCGACCATATGGAACAAACCATTTTCGTCACATATTAAAAGGTCAGGCACTCCCGGGACTGCCGTCGACTCTATCCTAGTGAATATTAGCTTTCGAGACTTCGACGTCTTCGCCGCTGTCTTCATCTGTAGATAAAATGCGGCTTCTCGCTTTGTCGCGGTTGTCGGCATTGTCTATTTCCTCGGGAGTGATATCAATAGTAACCGGAGCATACTGGCTCTTGAGCTCAAGCAATGCTTTTTCGACCTCGTCTTTACTCATGCTGTCTATGCTTCCGTGCCTAACCTCGGACTTACTAACATAGATGTCGCCGTGCGCTTGACCCCGGCGGTACTCGGCTTGAACGGCGGCAGAATATGCACCGTTTTCTATTGCCAAGTCTCGGATGCCTTGCAAGTCTCTAAGATGTCTTTGAAAGGTAACGCCGAACTTCTCGTCGAGCTCGTTACGATAGCTTTTGATAGCATTAACAACATGGGGTGATATGTGCGGGTTAGTTAGTTCGTATGCCCGGGTGTGGGCAGAAGAGGCAGGGTAGCCGGCATTGATGGCCGCCTCTCGTAATGTGATCTGTCCGTCTTTGCTTACCAGTTCTTTAACGAACAGTTCTTGTTTGCGTGTCAGTACAGATTGTTTGTTTACTTTGGGCCGGCCTGCGGTCTTCTTTACAACTACGGGTGCCGACTTCGGCAGTGGTTTCTTCGCCATAAAATACTCCAGTTAATACGCGATAGTTTACCTAAAAACCAATCTATGTATATACCCAAGTAATATTCTTTTTTAATTCTTTTATATTTTGAAAGGGCTTAACGCAGTTTACTGTTTATCGTTACATTTTACTTTATCAACGTGTAACCTTTCGTGTTACCGCGCCAGACCGCTAGTTTGCTGACATCTGCCTCGAAGTTACACCGGTTACACCGGTTACGCCTATATTTCACCTTTTTTTATTTTTTTTAATTTTGGCTCTATATACGTAACGGCGTAACTACGTAACCTTTAGACACAAAAAAGCCCCTCGGAAGGGGCCAATTGGTCAATCTGAACCACGGTTCGCGGTCAGTGGTGCGATACCTAAGCTAATTGTAAATTGTTTATCGAGCATTGCGTCGCGTTCATCGTCTTTAGAGCGTTTCTCGCACCAACAACAAAGGTCGCCTTCATTGTAATTAAGGATGGTGTCGCAACCGTCGCAGTAATCGTGTTCATCGTCTGGTGATGGTTGCGATTTGTTGCGGTATACGCCTTTATTTTCGATGAAGTCGCTGTAATCGTTATACGCATCATCTGAGATACTACAGGGCATGCGGTTCATGTTTTTTCCTTTAAGTAATAAGTTCAGTCATACATGACGGGCAGAACTTGGCGCTTTGTTGTGTTTCGCCGCAGTCATTGCAGATAGGGCTAGTATCCTTGGATTCATAATTATCATTCATTTCATACTGATCGTCGCCTGTTTTCTTTACGAACCCGGACTTTAGGGCTTTGGCGAGGAGTTCGTCCTCGCCGTATTGAAACCCGAAGCTAGGGGCTTGGTTAATAAACAATGAGGTTTTCGTAAAGGTAGTCATGAGGTTGGTGCCAAGTAAAGGGTTATAGAATCAAATTCTTTCCACTCGCATGACGCGTTTTTATACGTGGTTTTGGAATGATCTATAACAGGGAACCCGTGTTCATTTTTAACTACCCGGCCGTTCTTGTGTGTCTTGAACGCTCGAACGGTTTCTTGGTACTCGATCACAGGGTTGTCTGCAAGGCCCTCGGTTATATCATAGTCTACGCCGTACTCTTGTTTGAGGTAACGCCCTATGGCATGTAACACTTCCCACTGGTCTATTTTAACTCTCATTTGCTCTGCCCCTATCCGATAACCACACGTTTAACAGCACCGAAAGAAACTGGGTGTTGGTTACTTGGAACCCGGTCAGTACGGATTCGTGGTTTTTGTATTCTTGGAAGCGTTCCAAAAGGTCAGCACCGTTGATGGTGATGTTCTTGGTTTCGTTTTTGGCTTTAGACTTCTGTGACATTTCGTTTTGGCTGAGACCGGTTGATGGTCTGCCGGCGGTTTTCTTTATTTCTTCTTTCCACTTGCTCATGGTGTTACTCCGTAAGGTTTGCCCCCGAAGGGGCGGTTGATTAAAAACTAAATTTTTCTTACTAGCTCATCATCGCTAAAATAAAATGATCCTTCTGCCGATTTATTTTCTAATGCCGCTTTAGCGCAATTAAAAAACTCAAGCTTTACCCAAGGGTCACCATCTTTGTCGATAAATTTATCGCCTTTTCTCAAGTCACTAAATATTAATTCTTTCATATCCTTTTTCCTCGTTTGCCCCCGAAGGGGCGGTTGATTGATTAAGGTATGCAAACAGTAAATGTTCCATCATCTTCTTCGGTAATCTTTCCGGGGTCTTGGTAACCAAAATCAAAACCTTGGTCCCATTTGATCCACGAATTGATTCTTGCCGCTTTAGAACCCTCTTCAGCAAGCTCTTTGGTTTTAAAGTTAATCCAACCAACTTTGCAACCGCTTCGCTTATGTGTGTGGGGTGGGTATTCCTGATAAGACACAGTCATAGGTAAATCTCCGTAGGTTAATTTTTAAAGAACAGGTCAAAACATTTGTTTGACTAGGCTATTATATCAAAACTAAAGAGTTTTGTCAGAAGATTGTTAGATCCGGATGGAATAAGATATAACTTTTAGTTATAAGAGGTTCGTTTTGGTCAACCCCCGGGAGGGGGCGACTTGTTTTTTTTATCGTTCCAAGCTTGTTGCTTATCGCAAACTATTAGATACGCTCCTTTCAAAAAGAAACTTAATGATACTAAAAATATAAAGCCCATGATCATATC